AGGTTGTTATAGAAGCTTCTTCTTTAGTAGCTTTATTTATTTGACGTTTAAGACTAAGAATATTCTTCCACGCCAAAGCCTGGGCTTCGATTCTACCAACATCGGTAGTATCTATTGGGGGTTGGGATGGATTTGTAGCCATAATGTTTTAGCAATCTTTTACCTATATAAATAGCTATTTCTTACTTTTTACTTTTGAAGTATAAGTAGGGGTTTTATTATCTGCGGATTTTATGCCTGGTTTAGAGACCATAGGCTTATCAGCAGTAACCATTTGGTTTTCTTGCTGGATTTCCTGTAACTTTGTTAAATGCTCGTTGATGAACTTGAGATTGAGTCTTCTCTCGCTAACTGGCATGTCCATTACTTCTGACCACGAAAAGCCACCACCACCGTGGTAGGTTAGTTCAAAGACTTCTCTTTTGAAGATTGGTCTATACTCAACTCCCGGGAAAAAAAAACTCCACTGTTAGCGGTAAACTCTCTGTAACTTCTCTACCACTGGATAGGGTAAAGTTAACTGTGAGATCAATATCTGGAGTTATGGAGGTAATATACGACCTTAAAGCATTTGAATCCTTTGCAAGCATGTAGTTATCAACAAAATCTCTAATGGATTTCTGCTCATAATCACCGTTTACTGATAGTATCTGATGCTTTAATCGTGTTGTAAGCTCTCCTGCTTGTAGATTTGTAGCCTTTTTGAATCCCTTAATCTCTTGATCAATCTTCTTTTCGTCTCCTACAGTTAATAACTTGAAGGTAATAACGTTCTTAGAAGCGGGTAATTCAAAGGTAAATTCGTTCTTATTTTGATATAATGATAAATCTACCTTTTTAGGATTTAACGTCTGTAAATCCACGTTTATTTGCTCTTTACTATCGTTTTCAGAGTCTGTGTACTGAAATGAATACTCAGATCCGTATGCTAAGATACGTGCAGCGATTAATAATGAGTTTCTATCACCTAAAAGTAGGTCTTCATATTGAATTGGAGACTTGATTAGAGACTGTAACATCTTTTCAACTGCTAATCCTTGCTTAAGTAAGTTGATATTTGTTAGAATGTCTTCCTCTCTTGCTGTCATGTACTTCATTTCAACAGTACCAGAAGATAGAGGATTTGCTAAATCGTAAACTTTACCTTGAGATGGTAATTCAATAGTCTCCGTAGGGAGTGTAAATTTTTCTGCCATAATCTTTATTTGCGTTATATATTAATAAATATATACAAGTTGTGTTTTCCGCATAAAAAAAAGCCACTTTTTTGGAGTGGCTTCTTAAAAAGTAGTAATTCAGGACTCAATAATTTAGGACACAATAATCCATTCCTATTCCTAGTTCAATTGTGATTGCTTCTTGGTTAGACCAATCATAAGAACCGAAGTTTGATGTCTTAACGAAAGCACCTTTAATGATCCACTCACTTACCACATCACCTACTGGACCTAAGATAGATAGGTTCAAATCTTTTTTGTAGAAGTCAGAATAACCATCACGGCCAGTCACTGATTCATGTGATAAACGAATCCACTCCATTACAGCCTGTTGGCCTGACGGAGAGATTGGGTTGTAAAGACTTAATGTCATGTCTTGCCACTCAGCCTTACCCTTAATTTTGCGGTAAACGTTGATGTGGTCAATTTTAACCTCATTCAAGTTAATGTTCGGAGCAGATGCTGCCTTAATCATGAATGAAGGAATACCATCTATATACATTATGAAACGATTCTGAACTGTAGGTTCAAAAGCTGTAAACATAATTTCATTTGGATCTAATAAAGGCATCTTATGTGTTATTTAATATAAATATAAGTTATTTGTTTTTTTTCAAAACTTAGACATCAAGACCTGGATTGGCTCCGCCCATTGTACTTCTAGCTTTTTGAGCTTTTTTATACTGTTCTGGAAACTTTTTCTGCAGATAGTCTTGTACTTTCATGATCGCGTAGCTTGTTACACCTGCTCCTGCAACACCTGCAGCCGTTAGAAGTGCTTCCCATTCAGCTCCCATTTCGTTTAAACTACCTTCTGCTTTACCATTCTGATGCCAGTTAGGGTCGTCTACAACTACACCACCTGGTCCTATGTTTGCAGATGATAGTCCAGATCCTACTCCCATTTCTTCCATGTCAGTCTCTTTGTAAAGACCTTTAGCCATTTTCTCCTTAGAAGACATTTTTTCTTCCATTTTGCCAGGCATTGCAGGAGTTTGTGGCTTACTTTGACCTGCACCAACGTTTTTAGTGTTTTGTTGAAGAACGGCAAGTGCTTTTTGAAGTGCAATTGCTGTTTCTCCTTCAGGAGCTTTGGTCATGATAGTGTTAAGTATCTTTTCTATACTTTCTAATTCTTGCTTAGATAAGCCTGTAGCAGTTTTTATTGCTTGCCCCTTTTTAATCATATCCATACCTAATTTAGCGGTGCTAGCACTACCCGCAGTAGCTGTTCCAACTTCTTCCATCTTCTTCATCTTCTTAGTAGCCTTTACTTCTGGAGCAGCTTTTTCAGCTTTTGTTTCTTTAGCTTGCTTAGGCTGCTTTACAGCTTCGCTATAGCCATCATTTACTTTACCTTCAGCAATAACTTGCTTAGTAAGTGATTCAAATAATTGCTTAGATAAATGTAATCTAACTTTTGTATTGTTCTTCATCGATTATTGTTTTTATTTTATTGACCAAAGGTTACTCCAGTTGGTAAGATGTTAAAGTCTAATTGAATAAATTCCGCAGTTCTAGTTGGTTGTAAATAAATAGCGCCTACAAGTAAGTTTCTATCAATTACATCCGGTGTATTGTTCGTATCATCCATTACCACTCTGAATGCATACAAACCTTGTCTTTGTTGTACGTACTCTAAGTAAGGGTTTACTTGAGATAAGAACTTGTTTCTAGTTACAGCAGTATTTTGTTCGAATACCAATGTTTGAGCAATTTGACCAATGTAACCTTTAAGAGCAATCAATAGACGTCTTACATTTACTCTATCTAAAGCAGAAGCTCTTGATTGTAAAGTTTTTTGACCGTAGATCACTGTACCTTGACCTGGGAATACTGCGATTGGGTTTACTTTAGCAGTGTACAAAGTGTTTCTTTGACTTACTGTTAAGCGTCTTTCAGGTTGGATTACTGTTGGTAAACCACCTCTGTTAAGACCTGCAGGTGCAAACCACTCAGCAGATACTTTATCGTTGTATTCGTATACTCCAGGAACAATTGTTGAAGCAGGTACGAAATGTAATCTTCCAGTTTCAGTTGATCTTACTTGTACCCATGGCCAATATGTAGCGCCATAAGAGTTATCGTAAGATTGTGCTTGGCTTGATACAGTTGTAATTGTTTGATTGTATCCAACCATATCAACTACTGCAACAGCATCTCCACGGTTTGAAACTGTAGCTAATAAAGCACCAATTTGAGTTGTACCGTTTTGGTTAGTTAAACCTGGAGTATAAATTACATTGTAAACATACGCATCAGCGTTTGCTAACAAGTTGATAGCTGTATCGTAATCGTCAGCAAATACACCTTGAATATTTGTAGCTTTGTTAGTTGCTGTTGAAGTTACTGTTGGAATTGTTTCAAACAAATTCAACGGAGCAGTTGTTGTGAAAGTTACGTCATTTAAGTTACCATATAAAGGACCAGTTGCACCACCAAATGCACCATTTAAAGATCCGCTACCATTAACTGGAATAGAAGATGTGTATTGTGCTTGTGCTTGGCCTGTAGGGCTTAAATAATTAGGAGTTGGTTGATTAACTGCCTTAACTCTAACATAATTAGAAGCATTAGGGTAGCTACCAGTTATTTGTAGGTATGCTTGACCACTTTCATCGAACAATACTTGCTCGGTTTGGTTACCAATTACATACTCAATATAGTTATTTTGGTTTGGATCTAAAGATACATTTGACCAAGTTTCTAATACTGTTTGACCAGTTGTATAGTCATCACCTCTTCTGATAAGTAAAGTAAAGTATCCAGAAGATGTATCAGCATTTGAAATCTGCCATCTTATGTTTGAAGATGAACCTGAAGGTAATAAACCTCTTGTAGTTTGGAATGAAGCTGCAGAAGCGTTATCATTCATTACTGTACCAACAGATAAAGTTTCAAGTTCAAAAGAATAGATTGGATCAATTCCACCTGCAAATGGCTGTGTGATTGAAGCACTTGTATAGCTGTAGCTATTACCAGCGATTCCTGCTGAGCTTGCTGTAAATTGTAAGTTTGTACCTACTGCAAGAGCACTTACTTGGAAAGTATTTACTAAAGAGTTAAGTTTAGATGCGATTGCAGTTGCTGTAAGAGCAGCAGTTGATCCGGTAGCTATATAATAGTTTGGAGCAACGTCTGTTTGTGTAGTACTTGCAGTTATAAAAAACTTACCTACTGTAGATCCAGTTAATTGGAAGAAAGCTCCATCTGCGAAAGAAGAGCTTACCAATGCTTTTGCAGTTACACCTAAGTAACTATTAACACTAGCTGTAGCTGGAGTATAAGAACCACTAGCTACTCTTGTTACTAATAATGAAGTACCTCCTTGCTCAAAATAGTTGTAAGCTGCTTGAGATGTCAAGTATTCACGAGTAGTACCTCCAGAAACGAAGGTAGTACCGAATTTAGCCACATACTGTGAGTAGGTTGTTACTAGGGTTGGTATATTAGGTTTTCCGATTACTGTAGGGCCTATTAAAGCTGCTCCTACTGTGATTGGGCCTGATGTTATTTGAGAAAGGTCGTTTTCTCTAAGGAATACACCTGGTGAAATTAATGCTTCTGCCATTTTATAAATTTATTTCTAGTAATAAATAGCTGT